ACACAAGAAATGATTGACGAAATCCAAAGACTCATGGAACATACTAAAAAAGATGGTAGTATGAATTGGGTTGATGGGGAAGATATAGAGATTAGTTTAGCAGGAACATTTGCTGCTGATAGATTTATTGTTATTAATAATAGGTCAAAGAAACCTTGGCAACCATCTATCAATAGCAGCCATCATCCAGATTATGACCCTAAACCTGCAGAAGAATTTTATAAAAAATGGACTAAACTAAAAGAACCACCATATGTAAATGAAGATGACAAATAAAGACGAACTAATTAACGAAATTGAACTTATAGCTGAAAAATTTGGTGGTAATGTTAAAAAAATGTTAAGGTGTAATAGTGCGGGTAGACAAAGTAAAATAATTGAGATAGAATATGATGTAAAGGAAACAAAGTGAAAACACTATGGAAAGTTTGGAAGTATTCTCTTGGTTCATTTCAAGATGAAACTACCAAAAAATATGATAACATAGTTTGTATTGTTAGAACTTTTATCTTTTTACAATTAGTAATTACTAACTGTTTCATTGTTGCAGGTAACATTCGACACTGGAACGACCATTATATACCGCCACATTATGAATCCCATAGACACAAATAGAATTGCAAATGCACTTGAAAGAATCGCATCTGCTCTAGAGCATTTTAATATCGAACATGCTCATATTGACGAGATTGATCACAATCACGTTGAAGGTGATTTAAACACTCATCCAAAAACATGGTAGGATATAATTATGAATATTTTTGTGACCGACCCCTGCCCACATAAGTCAGCAGAGGTTCTACCAGACAAACATGTAGTTAAGATGCCACTTGAGACCTGCCAGATGCTTGCAGTAGTCTACTCCAAGTGGTATTTTGATTGGGGGGATGAACTCCTACACAAGAAAGATGGCAACCCTTATAATACAAAGAAAGGTGCATTCAGAGGACATCCTTGCACCGTATGGGCAGCAGAAGATTATAAAAATACTGCTTGGTTAATTGCTCACGGTGTAGCTTTATGCTATGAGTATTACAAGAGATATGAAAAAGTACACTCTTGCTCTGATGCAATCAACGAAGCAAAACTTGCATTCTTTAAATACTCTAACCAAAAAGACCTTACAAGTAGTAGAGAAGTAAAAACATTTGCATTCGCAGGTCCTGATGAGTTTAAGTATGATACAAGTATTGATATCTTTACTCAGTACAAGAAATATATTGCATCTAAACCTTGGGCAAAAGATAATTATCTACGTTGCCCAGACAAAAAACCTGAGTGGTTATGAGTGAACACTCACCTAATAATGATGACAAAATACCAAGATGGTTTTATAATACAGTTATAAGTATGGGCATTATGGTATTTGTTGCTTTTGGACTTATTTTATTTGGAATGTTATGAAGGAATTTGATTATGACCTCGATTACAAAAAGCTTGATTTTACAGATGAGGAAACTCGTAAACTTTATCGTATTGGAAGGGGAGAGCAAGGAGTTCTACTGGTTCGCCCTTATACTAACGATATATGTAATCATTGGAGATTTAAGACTCCAGAGATTGCAGTAGAGTCCTCAAATCACATCTTCGGTATGTATCTTGATTACCGAGATGAAAAAGATTTTATCGGCATGGATATGTGCCGAAAATTTTTAGAGATGGGTTTTACTCGGTCAAGACGCTATGCCAATCATAAGACAGGCAAGAAATATGACTCCGAAGGAAATGTAAGACCCCAAGACCCAGACCATATGACTAATAAGTATGCGAAGTCTGCACAAGTATTTAAGAAAGTTAGAGATATTGTTGCGAAAAGTGACACATATGTTATGATGAGAAAACAATGGAGGTCTCAAGAGTGAGTGATTTTATATGGGTTGAAAAATACAGACCCAAAACAATTGATGAATGTATTTTACCAAAGGGTATTAAGAAGACATTTCAAGATTTTGTAAATAGAGGTGAGATACCAAATATGTTATTGTCAGGTCCACCAGGCATTGGTAAGACCACAGTGGCAAAAGCATTATGTCATCAACTAGGAGCAGATTTCTATGTCATTAATGGGTCTGATGAAGGACGTTTTCTTGACACCGTACGTACGAATGCGAAGAACTTTGCGTCTACGGTCTCTCTTACGAGCGAGTCGAAACATAAAGTCATTATCATTGACGAAGCAGACAATACCACTTCCGACGTACAGCTCCTTCTCAGAGCGTCTATTGAGGAGTTCTCAAAGAACTGCAGATTCATCTTCACATGTAATTACAAAAATAAGATCATCGAACCTCTCCATAGCAGGTGCTCTGTTGTTGACTTTACAATTAATAAAAGAGATAAACCCACCATCGCAACACAATTCTTCTCAAGATTAACTTATATCTTAGAAGAAGAAAAAGTAGAAACTGATAAGAAAGTTGTTGCACAATTAATTAATCAACACTTTCCAGATTGGAGAAGAGTTCTAAATGAGTGTCAGAGATACTCTGTAAGTGGTAAGATAGATAGTGGCATATTAGCAGTCTTTTCAGATGTTGCAGTAAATGACCTTATCAAAAATCTTAAACAAAAAAACTTTTCGGAAGTTCGTAAATGGGTTGTCGCAAACTTGGATAATGACACTTCTGTTTTACTTCGTCGTGTTTACGATAGTTTATATGATACATTGGAGCACCGTAGCATCCCTGCGGCTGTCCTTATTCTTGGAAAGTATCAGTATCAGATTGCATTTGTAGCAGACCAAGAAATTAATCTTCTTGCTTGCTTGACTGAGATTATGGTGGAGTGTGAATTTAAATGATTGAATTACTCATAGCTTGTTCACCTCGTTTAGATGGTAAACCTACTTTCTGCCCACCTCATGATTATATTCTAGAAAGAAAAGAACCAAAACCTAGAGTAATCAAGGATGTGGATTTTACAAATCCATTTGACTATGTAACAATACCAATTTGGAGGTATGAATTCAAATGAAGGAGGACATTTTACCTATCCTCATGAAATACTTTAAAGTATACCGAGGTAAAGAACAAAACTATAAGAACATTTTTCGATGTTGTGACGAGTTAGTGGAAGCACTTAAAACAAATTCTGAATTATTATGAAAAACATTACGAAATTGAAACATCAAATTAAATCAAATAAGTATTATCTTTTTTGGGGAGCTTGTACCTTTGCAGTGATGGCAGGACAAATTTATGTCGGTGCAGGTTATCGTGGAATGTCTCAAAGTGTCAAAGACCTTACTGAGGTAGTCGCTATTCAAATAGAACTTGAAGAAATAAGAAATAATTATGACGGTGGGATTCTCTATTAAATCACTCAAAACACCGTTAAGATATCCTGGTGGAAAGTCTCGTGCGTGTAAGAAAATGGATACCTACATACCTGACTTGCGGGAATATGATTCATACTACGAACCTTTTTTAGGTGGTGGTAGTGTTGCAATTCATATCACAAAAAAATATCCTCATCTTCATATTAATGTAAATGATTTGTACAAACCTTTGTATAATTTTTGGATACAATTACAGAGTGATGGAGAAGCATTAGCAAAAGAAATTAGAGACTTAAAATCCACTCATTCATCTCCAGACCTTGCAAGAGGTTTATTTAACGAATCAAAGGATATCATCAATGATGATTCAAAGAGTGGACTTGAACGTGCCACTGCTTTTTATATTGTCAATAAATGTAGTTTTAGTGGTCTTACTGAATCTTCATCATTTTCAGAACAGGCAAGTAATGCTAACTTCTCATTGAGAGGTATTACAAAGTTACCTGCATATTCAGAGTTGATTGGTAGTTGGAGAATTACAAATCATAATTATGCAGGCTCAATGAATGAGATATTATTTTTTCATAATCGAAAACACTTCATATATCTTGATCCACCATATGATATTAAAGATAATCTATATGGGAAAAAAGGTGAAATGCATAAAAAGTTTGATCATGATAACTTTGCATCGCATTGTGAAGGATTTGATGCTAAATTACTTATAAGTTATAACTCAGACCAATTGGTTAAAAAAAGATTCCAAGATTGGAATGTTGCTGAGTTTGACTTAACATATACAATGCGTTCCGTCGGAGAGTATATGAGAGAACAAAAAACAAGAAAAGAACTTTTA